AAGTTAAGAAAATCAACTTCTCTTCCTGAATTACCATTAATTGCTGATGAAAGAACTATAAAAGGAACTAACAGAAGATTTAATCCAGAAAACTATTTAAAACTTCAAACTTTAAGGTTATTTCTTTTAGTTAAAAAAGAAGAAGAAACTTTTATGCCAACTAACATTCTTTCAAGTGCCCAAGACATTGTAACACTGCAATCTCCATTATCTGATGGAGGTGCATTAAAAGGTATTAAAGATATGTCAACTGCATTATATTCTACATTTTGGGGTAGCGATGATGCTTATTATGAAAAAGCAGCAGGACCTTATAGGTTTCAACAAAAAGATTCAAATAAGTTTTGGAGTGCATTTTCAAAAACTTTCTTTGGTCTTAGTGGTTCACTTATAGATCCCGCTACTTCAATTCAAAGAGAAAACTCAGATTTCTTTAAGTAAAACTATATTCTTCTGCAATTTGGGTTTTAATTGCTGGTCTTACAAATATAGTTTCTTCTTCAAAATTAGGAGGCGAGAGTAATTCTCTGCCTTCTAGTTCTTCAGGACTTACTTCTAATAATTCTGCTATTTCTTTATAGTTACTTTCTGGTTCTAAGCATTTAAGAATAATTGGATTAGTTTCTAATGCTGACATGTATAACTTATAGTCATGAGATATTTTAGAATATTGTCCATTAAGGATTTTATCAAAATCATCTCTCATACTATAAAAGTTAAAAGTTACCAAATCAAAGTCGTCATCTACAAATGTGAAATCATAACATTTATGATTTTCAATTTCAGATTTATACTTTTGGTAATCTTCAGCACCATTATAGAATAATACAATTAAAATTCTTGATTCACCTGTATTATCAAGTTCACCAAATTTTAAGTATGTTTCTACAGGTTGAACTTTTAAGTTCAAAAGTGGCCATAAAAATGCTCTACTTTTTTGTACATACATACCCATTTGTTTAAGCAGTTGTTCATTCATAATTACAATTTTAATATGTCTTTTAATTCAACTTTTTTAAATCCCGCAGGTTTAATAATTTTACCATCTTCTCTTATGATGGGATTACCGTCTGGTCCTAGCTTTGACATATTATTTTGATGAACTAATTCAAATGCTGCAATAATATGATTTTGTAATCCATGCTTGCAAACTGTTCCAAAAAGAATGTACAGTTGATCTGCTAAAGAATCAAGAATTTCAATCAAGTCTTCTTCCCCTACAGCTTGTATATATTCATCCAGCTCCTCTTTACCAAGGGCATATCGCAACATTGATTCTTTGCTGCTCAGTAATACTGGAGTATCACTTTGACTCTGTTTGAATTTTTGGTGAAAGTCACTCACCATTTTTATCTGCTTTTCCATATATTATTTGTTTATTGTTTCATTTGCAATTTGTTCTTGAATGTAATTATTATAACAAGTTTTTAAATATCTACTTATCCAGATATAGTCATTTGTTTCTAAGCACTCTACTAATGCACCATAAGCAAAATAGTTATCTCACAAAAGTTTATCTGTTTTTCGGTCATATATCAAAGTGTTTCCGTTTTCATCACCTTCTTGATAATTACTGTAGTAGTAATGATCTTCAGTAATTAAGGATAGCCTGTAGCGACTACCCTTAATTGTTTTAGTTTTTTGAAGTTTAATCTTCATGTTCTATTTTTTTAAAGCCCTCATCTTCTGCAGCTTCACCAATACCATAATGGATTTGCTCCATTATCCAGTCATTAGTTAAAGCTTGATTTAAAATACCTTGTGCATCTTCATCATCAAATACTGCAAATCGCAGTTTGACATCATCTATATGCCACAGATTATCTGTAAAGTAACCTGCTTCGCGCAATGTTTCTTTTGCTTTTTCTATTTCATTTGTCATAATATAACAGTATTTCAATTGTTAAATAAATTATACTAATTCCGGCAAATATGCCAATTATGGTTCCATATACAAATGCATACCATGTGTCATCATTTTTAAAAATCTTTTTCATATTTATTTTAAGGCTAAACAGTTACTACAAAAATCATCCATTGTGAAATCATATTCTTCTCCACAACTGTAACATTTTCTGGTTACTACAAATTTTAATTCTGATGGATCATATTCTTCATCTTCTTCACCATTTTCGCAAATATATTCAGGTATGTACCCGCAAGAATCAAATAACTCTTTGCTTGTTATTTTAAACACTCCATTATAATATAATGATTCTATTGCATCTTTACTAAATGTTTTTACATCTTCATAATCTGAAAAATACCAATCTAAAAAATTCTTTTCTGTTACTTCTACTTGTTTTTTTGCCATTTTATAAATTATTAAAATTCTATATAATCAATATTCTCATTTGTTAATAGTGTTAATTGAAGTTTGTCTTCAGCTGTAAACAATTCAAATACATCAGTCATAATAAAATCAAGACTGTATTGATTTGAATCTCCTTCTAATGATGTCATAGAGGGAGTAATATTTTCAATGATTATTTTTTCTGCTTCTTCTGAGATATTAGGGCAATATCCTACTGTAAATTTAGTCATAATAATTTAATTTTAACTATTTAATGTTTACTTTTTTAGAAAAATATGAAACAACTTCCGGTATGTGTTTCTTATAGTAAGGTTGATTATCCTTACACCAATCTTTAACTTCTTGTTTTGATTTAAAAGGCTTTTGCCATGAGTTATTACTCATGATCATATTAAATTGTGGTTCTAGTTCATTAATAAAATCTTGAACTGTCCAACCTTCCCAAATGTGTTTGTCATTACTCATGTTATTCTGATTTAGTTTCTATTTCTTTTAAAAATTTATCAATCTCATGATATAACCATCCCATAAGATAAGCCTGTGGTTCATCATTATTTCTGTCTAATTGCATTGCACAGTCAAGGTAAATATAATTAACTACATGTACTAATTCATGCACTACATTTGATCTCCAACCATCTTCAAGTGCCATAATGTAGTTTCTATATTTAGAGGTATCTTTAAATGTGAATGCTCCAAAATTTGATACATCAACAGTAAGTTTGTACTTTTTTGCTATAAGATTTATATCTTTAGAAACAATAACTATGAGCTTACCACCATATATTGGAATTGGTATCACTTTGCTTTTCATCATTATTCTGATTTAAAGGTTAAAAAATATATCTAATTGTATTCCAAGGTATTATTTCATCATGGAGTTTTGTCCATGTGTCAATAAGTTTTTTTTTATATCCTGCTTTATATCGGATATTAATTCCACCATATTGAGATTTTTTAGTTTCCTGGAACTCAGGAACCCATAATAAATTCTCACCAGGTAATTCATGTTCTATATTATACTCATGTTTTTGTTTATTATGAGTTAAGAATATTACTTCAGCTTTAACAGAATCATTATTCCAATTATGCTCTTTAGCAAACCGGTTTACTTTTTCAAAAAGCTTTTCATACTCTCTAAGCCATCCTGGTGTGATAATAACTGGACTAAAATTTAGATGGACATCATAACCCGCAGCAAGAAAATCTCTTACAGCCCATAGACGGTCTTCTATAGAACTTGCATTTGGTTCTAAGAAATCAGCATATTTTTGTGGCATAAGACTGAATCTTATTCTTATTTTACCATTAGGATTATAAGTTAGCAGCATATTGTTGACATACTTTGTTGCTAAAGAACCCATAGCCTGTGGGTGATTCTTAAAAAAATCAAATATAAACCTCCACTCATGATGTTTTGCATGTAAAGCAAAGTCTTCATTGCATGAAATATCATAAGTAATAAACTCCGGATGTGTTTGATTTGGTTTTTCTACATCTGCAAATGCGCAATGATTATTGATTTCTGTTAGAATTTGTTCAGTATTAGTTGCAATGTCTAAGCCTGTATCTTTGTGTCTTTTCATATAGCAATATGTACAGTTGTACAAACAGCCATGACCAAAGGAGGGACTGATAAAATCAGTACTCCTCCCGCTTGGTCTTATTGTAAATGTTTTTCTTTGAACTTTAGTAATCATCTTTATTTTCACTATTGTGATAAATAAGATCACCTTCTGAATTATAAAGTTCTTGTGTTGCAGATCCCATATTTTCAGCAGGAATCATTGGTTCTTCACATTCTGCATCTGGGCCGTCCTGAACAAAATAAACTCCATCAATATCTTGAATATCATATACTTCATCGCAATCTGACTCTTTAAGTCTTTTAATTACTTCTTCTACTTTGTCATCTGGAATAGCCAGTCTTTTCCAGCATGTTACTTTAAAATCTAAATGTGCCATTTAAAATACTTATTAATTGTTAATTCAACATTGTTTTTTGCCCGTGTGATGGCTGTATAAAACCATTTAGCTGGATCCCATTCAGGCATAAGCCATTCTGCATCAATGTATACATTATCCCATTCTTGCCCTTGAGCTTTGTGGCAAGAGATAGCATAACCATAAGTTGCTATACAGAAATTTTTATTAAATCTAGCTTTTGGTAAATAGTGTTTGTCTTTATAAAATTCAAACATTTCTTTTTCTGTAACTGGATTGAGTCCTATAATTAAGTTATTAATAGCACTTTTTTCTAATTCAAAAGTTGATAATCCTGCCTCTACTAAACTTGGAACTAAAATAATTTTCATATCTCCATCCTGGTAATATAAACACTCATATACTTTATCTTTTCCATAAAGTTCTACATGAAAAGTCTGAATAAGCATTGGGTTCTGTATTACAAATGTTTCTCCGTTACAGTAATATTTAGTGTTAGCTATAGATACAAGCTTATCATTGCTTCTTGCTAAAGTTGATATTGCCTGGTCATTGTATTTAAATGCTCTGATTTTATTATTATACTGAACTCTTTTTCTATTTGTAGATGTAAGAACAATGTAATTGTTATTGTTTTTAATGTCTTGAGTTAATTTTTTACTAAACTTTGGTACTATGTTAAATTCAGTGCTTTCAGGATAATTAATTTCTGGCTTTTGGTTATTTCTTAATTGCGTTGCTATATTAAGCAGCGTGCCGTCATATCTTTTAACTTCTGATAAATTATATCTATTATGTGCTTTAAACTCACTGTGAGTTAAATTTTCCCACTCAAATAAATTAGGATTTACTCCAACCGGTTCTAATTGAAATGAATCACCAAGAAAAATTACTTTGCAGTTTTTACTTACAGCATGTTTTATTATCAGACTTAATACATATTCTTCAATCATGGAGCATTCATCAATTATGATTACTCTATTTTTTATTTTATATGCAACATCTTCTCCAGAACCAGATATACCATCAAAAGATATAGAATAAAAGCTATGTAGTGTTTTTGTAAGTAGATTTGGATTATTTACTTTATCACTAATTCTGTTTTTAGCAGCATTGGTAGGAGCTAATAAAATTGCATTAGTTGCATTAGCTATGTTTTCTGCAAGAGTTGTTTTACCACAACCGGAATATCCTGATAACAAAAAGAAATTATCTGAGGAATTTAAAAATTTATTTATTTTGATTAGAGCTTGTTTTTGCTCATCAGTAAAGTTTATTGCATTTTTTCTTGCATTGACAAGATATTCTAAGGTCATTGATTTGTTTTTGTTGTGATGATAGTAACCACCTCTACCGAGGCGGCTACCGTCACCAATGTGAATACTTAACTTACTACAAAGAACTCATGGCTGTCTAACTCCACAAGAAAGCTTCCTTTGTCTTCATTGACATTAGTAACTTTTCTTTTGTTACTATATCTTTCTGATAAAATAGCTTCTACTTCTTCTCTTATAGAATCTGGAATAAGACTTGTTTCTTTTTCTTCTACACTTTCATTTGTAAACCAAGGAACTTCATCTGCACTTTCATCATCTTCATCATCTAATAGGTCAAACAGACTATTAGTATCTTCTTCTATTACTGTAGAACCAATGAAACCATCATCTGGACTACCTGTTTCTACAACGCCGTGTTCTTCTTTTACTAATTCAATTTGTTCTTCAGACATTACTGTAGGAAATGAATCATTTACAAGATTTGGAAATGCAAATGTTTCTTCTGCACTCTCTTCTACAAAGAATGATTCTTCTTCAGGAAATTCAGGTACACCTGCGGCTTGCAATAACTGAACATCACCTTCTTCAATGTACTCAACTAATTCTTCTAACTCTACAAGTTCTCCGTAGCTTATTGAGTCATTATTTAACTCTTCACGAATTTCTTCTAAGCGTTCAGTTTCTTTATCATGTCCAGCACAAGGGCTAATAATACCAGCGGCTTGAAGTTTATCCCATTCAGCATCTTCTTCAGCATCAAGATCAATTTCAATTGGTTCTGTTCTATCTTCAACTGTAAAACCTGCACTATCTACTTCTGGTTCAGACTCAATTTCATCAATAATAAATTCTAATTGTTGAGTAGATTCTTCATTTGCTACAGCTTCTTTAGCAAAGTTGTACATTAATTGAATATAGGAACTAATCTTCATTTGTTGTTCATGCCAAATCTTTGGAGATTTTTCTGCAATAGCAAACATGATCATCTTATAGATTTCCCAAAGAGTCCCTTTGTCTTTATAGTCAAAAGATGGTTTTTTGTATTCATGTTTAATGACACTAACTTGATCTGCAAATAAAATTTCTTTATCAAGGTAAAGAAGACCAATCAATTTTGCATATTCTTTCTTATCAACTTGAATAGCTTTGAGCTTTTCTTTCATGTCAATAACTTCTTGGAAATGCTCATTAGCACTACTTATCATAGCATCTATAACTTCCATTGCTTCTTCTAATGCAGTACCTGTATGCTTTCTAATCCAGGATGCTGAGTTATTAGATGTAAGAAATGGAACCTCATTGTCATAAATAAAACCACCAACTGAGCAACCAAAACGCAACATCTTGTTATAAGAGTTGGTAAAGTTAAAAGTCATACCCATGTCTGAGTCTTTATCATTTTCTATGTGCATAAAGCCTATAGCAATATCTCCATTGTGTTCAGCTTTATATAATTCAGTTGTAATAACAAAGCCATTTGTTTCTAACTTTTCTCTAATGGCATCAATAACTACGCCGTGTGGAATTACGGCGTAGGTTTTAGTTGCTTGCGGCAACTGTGTTTTTCTTAAATAATCTTCTGTTGTTTTTCTAGAAGTAATTTTCATAACTAAAATAGTGTTGATTGTTGAGATGGAAGAATCCTGTTAATTTCTCTATTGATTTCTCTAAGATAGAATTGTATATCAATTTCATAATCCTCAAATTCTTTTTCCTCAAACTTGTTCATAATTCTTTCAAGGCTTTTAGATGCCTCTACCTTTATCACTTTATCATCTTTTACTTTAAGTATTTTACAACCTTTCTTGGACATATAATATCTCAGTGTTTTTTGCGCACTGGTTGTATCCAATTGATTATTTGTAAAACATGTAAGATGAAATTTAAAACCTCCAATAGCTCTAGTTCCGCCGCAATAATCATAAATGTTTTTGTTTTCTTCAAGTGTTTTTTCAGCACTTTGATTATGCACAAAATAATAGTAATATGCTATGCGTTTAATCCGGAAACTTTTATTTTTATGAAGAGGTTTATCTACTTCAAATCTACCTTTACTCTTAGTATTAAACAAAAAATATTTATTGTCTTTTGTTCTTTTAATAAGAGGTTTAGGAAATTGAGTTTTTATTTTACTAACTGCATCTTCTTTAGAAATTTCTTTTCCTGCAAATATGCCAATGTAATTATTAACATCAGGAATAATTAATTTATCATAAGCTTCAAACTCTAATTCTAATTTTGTTAAGTCTTCCCATTTCTTACAGATTTCATGGTATAAATCTTCATACTCCCGCGGAATAATAATTTCACCACCATCTGTATTAACCATTATTGGTCTGGCTCCAGGAATAGATTCACATAATTCTTCCATGAGCATTACTAATAGCAATTGACCATTGCAAGTAATGCGCATTGTAAACATGCTGTCCTTTAGAAAAGAGTTATCTTCATTTGATAAACCATAAGTTGAGTTAAGCAAAATTTTATAAACATAATTCAGCGGATCTTTCTTGCTATACTTTTTTCTCTCTTCAAAAAATCCTTCATAAATTTCACAAAACGCCGCATTGTTTATATGAGCAGGAGCCCATTTATTTCTAATGGCAAGGTTTGGATAAAAACTGGTTACATCAAATGATTTAATTATATAGTTTTTATCTGATTGATATATGCCTTTCTTAGCACCATGAATACCACCAAGAGCAAAAGATAATTCCAATCCCCTGTAAGTAACTTCATGTTTAAATGAACCTTTAAGATTTTCACCATCTAATTTTAGTTTCTTAAACTTGTTTAGTGTGGCTTTTAGTTCATCAGTTTTAAATTCAATATAAGGTAAGATTGCCTCATTAAGATTAATTACTTTCCGGTATGTTTTTTTCTTCTTTAATTCATACTGAGGTATATCAAGTTTTTCAGATAATAGTTTTAAGAATATACTCTTAGACAATTTAGGTTCTGAATGATTATATAAATCCATTACAAAGTGTTTTGATAATTCACTCCGTAGAACTATCTCTGCTTTGTTCTTAAAGAAAAGTTCTCTAGTAGATAAACAGTCATTAATACAATACTTTGTTAGAAGTAATATTTCTTTTGCATTATGGCTTTTCCAGTGATCAGTTCCCATGTCTTCAACATTGTGCCAATCCATGCTATACTGCAGCCATTTAAGACTGCAGCGTTTAGCAGGGTTATCATAATTATTTATAGCTAGTATGTCACATTCTTTAAAAGGATTATCTTTTGGATTAAATATTGGAAATTCTTTTGCATTACTTCTTTTAATTACTTCTTGAGCTATTAAATAAATTGCTGAAGCAATTTCAGAACTGCTGAGTCTTTTAATCTTATTGTAATTAGTTAAGATATATCTTGAAATCTGATTATCAAACTTTAATCCATTATATGAAACAAGTGTTGTTTTATTCATCATGGTTTCATGTAAAAACCCAATAAATTCATGTAACTGATTTCTTGAATCTGAAATTTCAAACACAAGAATATCTTTTGGATTTTTTACATTAACAAATACACCAAGAAAACAATTGGCTACTGTTTCATAATCATATACATAAGCTTTAGCCATAATTATTTATTTTATACTGCGGCCCATCCAACAAATTTGTATAGACCTAATTTTTCATTTGTAGCTTTCTTATAGTTTACAGCTGCGCATTGTGTGTTTCCTTCAGTTAGTTCTTTAGCAATAATTACTTTTAAAGATACATCTGGATTTGCTTCTACAAAAGCTCTTGCTTTTTTAATACAGTTTGTTTGACTTTTATCTCTTGCAACTTCTCGCAAGTCCCAACTAGTTACTGCTTTGTAAATTGTTTCCCATTTGCGTGTTCCTTTTTGAGGAGTAACATCTACTTGAGATTTAACTTTGTTTTTATTTGTAACCGGTTGATCTACACAAAATCCCCAAGCTTCTCTTTTGCTTGCATTATCTGCAATATATTCTTCTAATTGTGATTGAGTTTTAGTTTTAAGCATTGAGGATACATCTTTTTGCAAATAACAAGTATGTATTCCACCTGAATAACCTTCTTGATGACCAAAGTAATCTTCATCTTCTTCACATGCTCTTTTAAAAGCATCTTGAATATTTTTACCTCTTGCTGTTCTATAAATTAATTCTGCTCCCATTTTTGTTGTTCTTTTGTTTCAATTAATACTTCTGCTAAGTTTACTGTTTCTGGATCTGATGAATATAACATTTTAGCTATTGAGTCATATTCATCTTGTGTTATTTTTCTTTCAGTTAATAACACTACTGCAAAGTTTAAATATGTTTCTTTTTTTCTACTTGCAGGTGTATGAAATCCAGTATAATGCGCATATCCTTTTTTTAATTTAGAGTCAATTAACTTATTGTAAATTAACATTGCTTTATTATAAGGAACAGGTTGTTCATTTTTAATACCAGATACCAAACTTGTACCTCGTCTGCCATAAGAAAATTCTATATTCCAAAGATTTGTTTTTGGAATTTTTTTAAGTTCAGCATTGTAAACTTTATCTGATTTCCAATCTTGATACGCTAAATTAGTTACTTGAATTAGTTTCATCTTGTGATGATTTAGTAATAATACCTTTTAAAGTTTTAGCACCTAAGTCATATACATCAGTTTCTTCAGAGTCTAAATACTCTTTGATGCGTTCATATTGCTCATCAGTTATTAACTGTCTATTATGAGCAATATTTAATCTAATTTTGTTTGGATCTTTTTCAAAGTAGGGCATGCATTTAAATAAAAAGTGCGAGAAACTTAGAGAATCTCGCACTGTAGTTATTTGATAAAGATTATTTTTTAGAACCCTTAGATGCAGGCGGGTTAATTACATTTTTGTATGGAAATGTATCAGCATTTATAGCAAACCTTTCTACAAAAGAAACAATGTCATTTTCATTTACAAGTGTATACTCATAAAATGTTTTGATAGCTTTCCTTTCTTCTTTAAAGTTTTTGCTTTGTACTTTTCTGGCTTTAGCCATTACTACATCACCATTGTCATCTAATTTAGGAAACATGTGAAATGTATCCTTTTGTACTGTAGAGATGATTGCAAGTTGTTTTGAATCTGGAACAAAGATGCATTCTACAAATGGACAACTCTCATCAATTCTAATTAGACTAAATGTAGGCATACCGCGATGCTCTTGCACGACTAACATCATGCTTTTTTGGTTGGTTTTTTCTGACATAAATTTTTTTTACAAAGATATTAATTTGTTTGCAAATTCATAAGGTAAAGTAAAGTCCTTGTTATTAATATGATAGCTTAATTCTACATTGATCATTTCAACTAATTGCTTTGACCAAGACTCCATTGATTCTTCTTTTACAGGAAAACAATATACATCATCATTTTGATCTACTACAATAAAATGGAAAATGATTTTATAATCAAATGCTTTTTTCCTAAGTAAACTTTGAGCAAGTATTTTGTAAGCTACCGGTTGCATCCAATGGCCATACTTATTTACTGAATCAGGAAAGTCTTTTAGTTTTCCACTATGAGTTTTAATATCACTTATGTAGATTACTTTTTCTTTTCTGTTTACTTTAATGGCATCTAGGATACCTTTAATTCCATATTGTAATTCATCTGGTCTGTCACTTAACTCTAATTCAAATCTGATTTCATCATCATCATTGAATTTATACAATAAGTTTTTAGCATCTGAGTTATTTAGAATTGCTTGTGCTTTGGCGTAACACTTATCCCATGTAGCTGAATCTACAATAATTTTAGATTTACCTTCCATCATAATTCTAAAATATTCTTTAGAATTTTCTGTGATAATTTTGGCTAATCTTTTTTCATCACCAGTAAGCATTTGTCCATTCTTGTCTGCTTTTTTGTCATCAACTAATGATTGGTGAAGATTTACTTCTTTAAGATATTCAATAATTTCAGCAGTGTATTCTTCTAACTCTTCTGCTGTTCTTTCTAAAGCAAGTAAATTTTCTAAGCACAAACGCGTGCTATCTGTAGGTACGGCAATACCCATGTTCACAAACTTGTTATTTAATTCTTCAGGTTCTAATACCATACAATGTACTAAAGAACCTTCATCAAAATACTTAGCAACTTTAATTTCTTTCTCATCTAAAACATAATGTTTAAAATATGCTTTTGGCGATGTCTTTAAAAGTTTTAAAGCACTGGGACTTAAATGCAAATTATCTGCATTGCTAAAGAAGTTATCATAGTTAACTTGCTGTTGTTCATTTAATGTTTCAATCATTTTTTTAAATTTTTGTAAATCCTAAATTCTTACCTAATATTAGAAGTCTGTAAAGCATACAATTTGTTTGCTCCATTTTTTCAATTACTTCCATTGCTGGAATTATTTCTAATGGTAATTCAACATCATGCCATTCTTCAAAGTGATCTAACTCATCATCAATGCAATAAGTATAAATTTCTTTGAGATTATCTGTATCAAACTCCATGTTTTTTAAATTTTAGTTTAAAATCAAATACACTACTCTGTTCATTTTTAGGATGGTAATAACTGTCTATTAATCTTTCAAGAACTTCTTTAGTTGGTTCACCAAAATACTTTTTGTATTCTTTTATTACAGTATCAGAGCGTCTAACCATTTTAGTATCACATCCATAAGCACCGTGCATTAAAGGTAATACTGGCGTGTTATTTAATCTTCTTGAAATATCAGAAGACATGTGATTTATTAAACACAAAAGTTCTATAAAAGATTTATTTGGGTTAATGCCGTTCATAATAGTTACAGCTAATTTTTCTGTATCTGCACCATCAAGTAATCTTTTTATTTTATTGGCTTGTTCTTCAGTAATACTGTTATTATAAGAATGTTCTAATACTTCCATCAATGGAATAATTTTTTTATTTGCAGGATAAACCATTCCTCTAATTTCATTTACAGTTACTCTATGATGATTTGCATACGCGTTCCAAAGATGATTACTGTTTTTCCAAGCAAATCTATTTGGGTTTGTATATGTCATTCTAACATAATCTGTTGGTTCAATTATCTCAAAGTCAATTGCATTTTCAAGTAATTCTTTTGCTTTATTGTAATTTTCATGGTCCCTTATATAATCATCAATATGCAAACCATTTATTAAATCACCAACGGTCATTACACATATAAGTTCATTGTCTTGACGAGTATGAATATAATAATCACAAGATTTACCTTGAACCTTTCCGGATTTCAACTGAGCATCTACCTGAAGATATTTTCTTACATCTAAATTTACATATAGAGAAGCATCTTTGTTCTTAACAATTTCTTCTACATTATTTACTGGTTCTCTAAAATGTGATAAGTGCATGTTTTCAAAACCTGTATAAAATTTTTCAATTTTTAATGTGTTTTCTTCACAAGGATAATCTAAAGGAGCTACCGCGAAACATGTCCGCGGTAGAGTTACTAAGTTAATACTAATCATTATTCTAAAATAACATTTATAACATCATCCTCAAGCATAAGAACATTATACTTATTGTTTGAATTAATTACTTTTTTAGCTAACACAAATTTCAAATCAGAACCTAGACAATTACTTACAACCAAGTCTTTGATTCTTTCAATAAAACTTGGTGTAATTTCTGGATTCTTTACGTTGTAAATCATGTGGTTAATTAAACGTGTAGTTAATACATAAGCTAAATCAGCTCTATACTCTTGGCTTTCTTTAATTAATTCTTTGATCTTACCTTTTACAGTATCAAATGATACAGTGGTATCAAGAATTTCTGTAGGACTAATCATCTTATCCAACTTATTATGAATAAAAGAAGTAAACATTGTAGTTACTTCTGGACCTACAGCACCTTCACCAATGTTTTGAATCAATGCAAGTTGCTTATCAAAATCTTTAATAGTTCTTAATGAATTGTAGAACTTAACAAGACTTCTTGGATTAACTTCAGGACGTTCATCTTTTATAATCTCTTTACCATGTAGTAAGGTAAAGTTAATTGCACGTTGATCAATCTTATTTTGTTCAGCCCATTCAGCCCATACTTCTGGCTCCCATCTCATATCAAATGTAATGTATCTTGATTTTGCAGCAGCATCAATGTCAGTTACATTGTAAGTACCGTCATCTGGATTTTCTGTAAGAAGAATAGTCCAACCTTTTGGTAAAGACCAAGAGATATATCTTTGCTTATCAATGATCTCCATTACAGCTTGCATAAATCTTGGAGCAGCACGAGTATAGTCATCTAAGATAAGAACACCATTTTCTCCCTTACCTGCAATCCAAGCTGGTTTAGCATAGGTCATTCTGCTTTGTCCGTTTGCTCTCCATCCCTCTTTGGTGTAGGATTCCATAACTTTTTCATCAATCCATTTTCCAATTTGTTTTTCACCTTGCTTAAATACCATTTGATATTCCTTAACAGGAATACCAACTAAGTCACCAAGCTCATCTAACTGAGCAAGATTTATGATTTCTACATGTTTAATATCTAGTTCTTCAGCAAGTTGTTCTACTACTGAAGTTTTACCAAGACCTGCTGGTCCACATATAGATATAGCAACTGGTTTTAAATTATCTTCTTGAAGCGCGCGGTTGTTCAAGATTAAGTGAGTCAATGTTTCTTTTAGTTCTTTACTGTTTAATTCTACCTTGTTCATAATTCATCAATTAATTCTGTTAACGGAAATCCTTTATTATTATAATGTTCAATGCATCTAATTTTGTGTACAAGACCTTCTTGTATACTCATTTTATCTGCTAACCAATAAAACTCATTTCTAACTGTTCTCCAATCCTCTAAATCAAAGCGTTTGGTTAAATCTGCGTGTATTTCTTTCATTGCTTTTATATACGCTTCTTCATTAAGTTTTTTGTAACTCATTAGTTTAGTTTTATTGTTTTACCTGGAAGATGGTTGGTGTTACTACATCGCGTAGATAAAACCCACAGCATGTTTTTTACTGGCGCATCTGGAGCCGGGCATTCGCCATCTGTAAGATATATAAGAGTTGAATACTTCTTTTTATGTTTCATGTAATAATTTACTACAGGATTAAAATCAGTACCTCCTCTTTTCTTAATCTCAAGTGGAATGTTTGGTTTATATTTAATTGGATCTTGCATTTGTGTATCTGCAAAAATCAGAGTGAAGTCATGTCCACACTTATGCATGTGGCGAATTTCATTCATGAACTCATATATTTCATCATCTGATACTGAAGCAGAACTATCTATAGCAAGAAGTATACTTGAGAACTCTTGTATTCTTAAACCAAAGTCAAGTTCAAATCTTTTACTTTGTTTTCTTTTAGTTTTACGCGTACTGTTTCTGATACTGTTACCAATATATCTTCTTAGATATGCTTTCCAATTAAACTTTGGTGGTTCAATATTTTTTAATGCTTCAAGTTTTTGTAAAACATTTGATGGAACTGTACCTCTCATCTTTTGAACTTGCTCAACAACTTCTGTAAGCATTACTTCAAGTTGTTTATCTATAAGTTTTTGTTGAGTTTCTGTTAGTTCTTCAAAGTCATCCCATTGATGGTCTGGTACAGTCATATTATTTTTACCTTGACCACTTACTTGCATTGAACCATCATCTATTGCATCTTGAATAGCTTCTAATAAAGATTTTTGATTACCATTTCCAGGACCTTGATCTTCAGCCTTGTATAGTTTATCATAATAAGTATTAGTACCTTCCCCCGGAAGCAATCCATAATCAGAAAATTTTTCCAATGTACATCCATCTGGTGGCAAGTAATTAGGATCAATTTTTTGATTTATTTCTATATCCTGCGCTATGTTAGCAAGTTTGTGATTAGCAAGATGTTTATATTCAGTTATGTGAAAGAATGCTATGTGCATTAATTCATGCTGAAGTAATCCTTTTTTATGTTCTTCTGTTAATGTTTGCCAGAAGTCAGGATTAATGTACAATTTGTAATTAATGCCTTCTAAACCTACACCTGCTGTTGGAACCTTGTGTGTCCACTCTTTGTTTAGATTTAAAAGAAGTAAACCATAGAATGGTTGTTCTAGCATTAAGTCTTTACAGATCTTAAATAGATTCTGAGCTAAGTTATTTTCCATTTAACGTGGTTATTAGTTTTCTTGTTTCTATTCTATCTGTCTTTTCCCATTCATGTGATATTATACCATACAAATAATCATTGTATTTGCTAAAGAATAAATTTATAGCTTTTGCATGAGGTTTGTTTTTTTGCATGTATTCTATTATTTGTGGGAGTTTTTCAAGTGCATGGTTTTTACTGTTAAACTTGAGTGTATTTGATAGTTTTTCAATTACATCTTTGCTTAATTTGCTTTTATGCACATCAGTTAATAAATAAAAATATATTGCATTGTCTTTGTTGATTGAAGAATGCATTGACAGATTACCCAAATTGTTAGCTTCTGGATCTTCTGATTCTATTAATTTAACTATTCTTAATTCTTTTGAGAGCATTTTTGAATATTGGTGTGAATAACAATTTAGTATTTGCAATACCGTGTTGTTTAACACATTCTGCTACATCTTTTTCTACATTGAAGTATATGAAAGGGAGGTTATATAATTGCTCATACTTTTTCATGGCTTGCATACCGGCAATATCATTGTCAAACATTGTGAACACATACTCATATTTGCTTTTGAACTTGTCAATTAGTTCTTGGTTGATGATAGTATTTTCACTGTCGGGTGCAACTAAGTCAATGCTGTTGAACTTTAATGATTTAAATGCGCCAATATCTTTTAGCGATGATGCAATAATCAGACACTTCTTGTCATAGGTTATTTGATCTATGCCTTGTATGTAGTTCTTTACTTTAAGAAACTTTGCTTTCTTTCTATTAGGTTGATACAACTTACATAGTTCATTTTCTGAATTGAAATAACCATAACACAAATTCATATCAAACTCCATGTCTTTTTGTAATTGACCTTTGGTGTATCTGATTGTGTAGTTTTTAATTGGCTTGATGTTATAACTCTTTAAGAACTTGCCGCTTATTCCAAATTGTTTCCAAAATACTGCATCATAGTTATTCCATTTCCTAATGTCATAATGCACTACTTCTTTTATTTCTTTTTCAAAGGAGCTAATGTTTCTAGGGATTTCAATATCATCCTTAAAGATCTCAAGTATTTTTCTGTAACCTAATTGTCTATCTGGTAAGTTATATAACTCTAATGCTATATCAATTGCATCACCATAATTTCCAGAAGAGAAATCTTTAAAGCGATATATACCATCTGAGTCAGAATAAAATATAATCATTGAAGGATCTGAATCCTGTTTGTTGAATATGGATTTTATCTTTACAGATTGACCATCTAACTTTTCTTCCAGATTAAGAATCTTTTCCATCATTAGGTTGCTTGGTATTGGAAAGTTCTTGTTTGTATAATAAACTGTTTGAATCATGGCAATAAATAAAAAAAGCGGGCTAACTAAATAACCCGCTTTGCGTGAATACTAAATTCTATTCATCATCTAAATCAAATAACTCTGCATCATCCTCGTCAAATGGGCTAGAATCTGGCGCGTTTGCAAACTCATTATCATCAGTATCTTCTACAGCATTATCCTCATCTACTCCATCATTCAATGCTGCATTTTCTTTGGCTTTAGCATCAAGTTTAATGTGAATTGCAGGATCAAATTTAGTTACTAAACCTCCTTCTGCTGCAAATGGATTTGGACAAACTTTGTAATCAGGTAAATACATGTGGAATACAGGATACCCTTTTGTATTTGTAGATTGTGTTGCAGCAAGACACCATGAGAAATATTTATCTTTTAAGACACCTCCTCTAATAATTCCTGCAAACAATTGCTCCCATGTATCAAACTTACCGTCATTATCTTCTAACCATGTATCAGCTCCTGCTTCTGCAAGAAGATTCTGTAAGAAGTTTAAGATTTGTTCTTCAGGACTTTTAGTTACTTGTTGTCCTGTAAATTTACCTTTTGTTGGTGTATAAGTAAATGCTTTAATAGGCCAATCACTTGATTTAATTTTCTTAGTTTGACCTGAATACTGACCTTTTGATGGATCACCAAATACTTTATCAAAACCTACAAAATCACCACCGATAGGTCTACTCTCTATTTCAAGATAGATTCTGTACTCCGGTTTGTTTGGATCTTTTGGCGTTTTAACTTTCTCAAATAAAAGATTGTTAATCTTTGCTACTACGTTTCCTGGTTTTAACTCTTTAGATACTCCAGCTTTCTTTACTACTCCTTTTGTTGAAATTGACATCTTACTTTTTTTTTAAATTACTATTCTTTTTACTTAATATAAATTTGATCCCAGTGTGTAATCAAATTGTCATTCTCATCATATTCTGAAATAAGAACTTCTTTTCCTTCTAATCTTCTAATTTTACAACCAGCAAGGACATCATCACTTGGCAAGAAACAAAGATAGTTTGCTTTACCAATGCGTGTCATATAAGCAATGGCTTGAGCTTCTGCAGAAATAGATTGTTTATTTTTACCAATCAAGTTTACATCATGTGATGTCAGTTCAGCTCCTTCTTTAAGAATGTTTGTTTCTTTGACATGTGCAATATAAATAATATTCTCAGCACATTCTTCAATCAACTTAGTAATTTGCTTGAATGCTTGTCTAAGATATTGATAACCTGAACCATTAGGTAAAAACAAAATGCTTGTAAACCTTGCTTTGCCGCAAGTTGGAAGAAGTTTGCCGGTAACTTCATCTTTCTTTATCCAACTTTCTTTACCCATTGG